TGGTAATAATGTCCGCAATCTCGTTACGGTTTGTGTATGAAAACAAAATAGTGGGCAAAATATTTTGACGCCAAATCCCGCCATCACTTGAGAATGTGTTGGTCGAACTGTATTTGCCAGTGTTGTCCACAAGATCAAGATAACGGCTAGTACCAATGCTGGCACGGTTTAATGCTTTTGATTTGATGATACTGTTGTACTGTGTGTAAGGGAACAAGTTGTAGTCTTCACCGTTGACCATGCGGTTTTGTGTGTAGTAACGTGCAGGAGCACGTTGTTTGATTTCACCAATGGCCTCACGTGCCTGGCTGTTTGATACAGGACGTGTGATGCCACAAGTAAACGTAATAGTTTGCAAGTTGCCGTTGCGGTCAGTATAACTGATGGGCAGCACAACGTTTTGCATTTCTTCAGGATTGATAATGTATTGCAACCCATTGCTGGCGCGGACATAAGCACGGAATATGCCCACAGGAATTTCACTGAACACACCATCACCAAACACCATGGTAATCTGGTCATTGGTTCTTGAGGTCACTGAATAGATTGGTTGCAAAATATTGTTGCGTTGTTCAGCTGCTGTGTAAACGTTTTCAACGTACTGCCACTCACGGCTGATATTGCCAATGTTGTCCAACTGAAACAACCAACGGTCATCATTGTTTACACCTTCAACGTTGATGTCCACTGTGCGGTTGGCAATGCGTTCTGCCAAGTTAAAGTCTTGATTTTGTAGGATACCTTGTTTGAAAAAGAAGAAGTAACCTGTATTGGCTGACTGAAATCCCAGTTGATCATTTCTAAACATGATGTTGAACACTGTGTTGGGCACAGGAGCTGGTTCGTACACATAATCTCGTCCAACTGAGGTAGAAGTCGTGGCTTCAAACGGCATATTGACACCGTCCACTGTGGCAGTGTATGGAATCACTGGTAGAAATCCAGATACTAGATTGATACCATACTCAGCAGTATCCACTCCTAAAATAGTTTGTCGATTGCCAGGACGTCCCACTTTTTGACTGTCAACCAATGCAGCATTGACAATAGCGGTAAACTGTTCCTGCCAGTCGTTGTTAGTGGGATCTGCCCAGTTCACAGTAACGTTGCTGAGATTTACACCATTGTAATCCACAACATTTTCAGTTGTGGTCACGTTGAATACTTTGAGAAAACCTTCTGCTGCTGTGTTGCGTTTGGCGGTGTAGCTGACCAAGTTGGCCAGGCGTACCACTGAATCTCGTCGTTCAGCAGTGTCTAGGTAGTTTTCACGAGTGTTTAAGTCTGTGCGAAAAGCCAGTGCCTGACCCATGAACGCCATAACGTCCAACAAGGCAATGAACTCTGATGATTCAATGTAGTCATTGAATGTTTCTGGATAATACAAACGCAGATAGTCAATGAAACTTTTACGAAGAGTTTCAAAGTCGTAACTTTGGAAGTCGGCTTCGCGGTAAGTTTGGTAGATTTGTTTCCAATCTTCTACGCCAAATATTGCTGTTTGTCTTGTGGTTGTTGCCATTTTGTCTTGTCCGTGCTTTATTTATTGATAATAAAAACGGCGCAGTTATACATAACTGGCATTGCGAGTTTGTTCGTCGAAGAATATGCTGAGAATTTCAGCGTTGGTGGTATTGATCACAGTGATCTGTAGTTGTATCAGTATGCCATTTTCTTGAGGAAATACTTGTATATCATTGATTGTGAGTCTAGGATCTCCTCCAGCCACACGCTGTACTTCTGCTCGTATCTGTTGTGAAATCTGTTCAACTTGATTTTCAAACAAAAAATCATACAAAGAAGTGCCGTAGCCTGGGCGTCCTGGCAGTTCACCTTGACGAATACTAAATGCATTCAACAAGTCGCGTTGAATCAATGCAAAGTCAGTGAGCGTAAATTTTTTATTTTGATTAATGGTATTAAAGCCAATAAATGTGGTCATGACAATATTTATGGCGTGTTTTATGCCTGGCCTCGTTGTTTGATTTGACGCAATGTAGGAATATATTGCATGCCTATGTCTTCTATCAATGCTTGTACCAACGCCAATCCACGATCAACTTCGTCAATAAAGTTAGTGTAGGGTTTGCCTCTGACATCAGCTTGCAATGCCTGATACAATTTGCTAAGTTTAAAAAGTTCTGCACGAATTGCAGTGTATTGTGCAATTTGTGCATCCACAGTTTTGGCAGTAGGCGTTTGGTCAACCAAAGCAAAAATCTTTGTCTGTTGCTCTGCCGTTAGTGTTTTTAATCTGCGATTTTCAGCAAACAACGCTGGCGGCGGCGGTGGCGCTGTGCCATAATTAAGGTCAGGAATTTTGTCATTGCCAAAGATACGAGTCACCGCAGCATCAAGTGTGGCACGATCTACTGTGTCTTCAGCTTCTCCTGGAGGTGCTAGTTGGGCGACAGCATCGTTAAGTTTTTGTTCAGCAAAATCCACAGAAAATGCTGCGTCTTTGGCCACTATGTCAAACTGTGATTTTAAATCTGCTGGAAGTTGTCCTTTGGCCCAGGCCAAGGTATCTGTTGGGCTTTTGGCAGCATTTAGTGCCACTCCTGCTAGAGACTTGGTGTTGAGTTGGCTGACTGGAATACCCAACTGTTTGACTGCATTCAGGCCAGAGCTCATGAGATTTTGTTGCGTGAGATTTTGTGCTGCAGGGTTGCTTAACAAACTGTCAAGATTGTTGATACCATCTTTGCCAGTCCATACTGCTGGACTTTTCAATACATTAGTCAGCTGATTTGCACCTTGGCTGAGATAAGTTGCTACCGTACCAGTTTTGAGAAGACCTGCATTTTCCAACTGTGAAGCATCAAAACCAAATTTTCCTACTCCCAGTGTATCACTAAATTGTGATGTGGCCTGCCCCACCAATGTTGATGCCTGAGACATAGCAGCACGAACATCTTGAGTATTGAGTCCAGATATACTGGTCAATGAAGGTACTTGTTTAGCAAATTCAGCAATGTTGATGCCATTGGTCACTGGAGTCCCAGCCAGTGACCTTGTGATACCAGTCAGAGTTTGCTGTGCCACAGAAGTAGCACTGCCCAATGCTGCTGTAAATTGTTGACCGGCTGAGCTAAATGCTGTGCCCAATGCACCAGTAGTCAACCCTGGAGTACCACTGATCGCCTGAGTGACTTGCCCTGCGGCAGCTGCCAATCCACTGCTGGCTTGTTTGGCTGCATTTAGCTCATCACCAGGCTTGAACCCAACCAGCGCACCAGTGTTGACTTGTTTGTCAAACACTGCTCGTGCCTGTGCTTCTGTGCCACCAGGAGGGCCTTGTATCTCAAATTTTTTACCGCCAAATTCAAAATTAAAAATACTCATTTTGCTTTAATATTCCATCCTGACGGGACAGGCACAGCACCAGGAGGCGGTGTGGGTTGTCCTTGTTCCAGTTGTATTTTGACGTCAACTCCTTTATTGTGATAAGGATACGGCTCATGAGTAGGTGCCCTGGGCACGATGGTTTTTAATTCTTTTTCTTTTACTTGCCATCCCTTGCTGGTACTGAAAACAGTGTCATCTAATTCAATTGTAGCCATGGGTTTAGGTGCTGTAACAGCAGGAGCTACTGGTCCATTTAGGTCAATGCCGCCAGCAGTAAACAACAGTGACTCACCACCATTCCACGAACCGCTTGCACTTTGCAAAGCCATGGTGCCATCAGCTTTGATTCCTATTGTGGCTTTGCTATAAATTTTAAGATCACGTTGTGCAGAAATATTAAAGTCTGTAACTGCTTCCATGGTAGTACTTTTGGTACTTTTTATTTGTATGTTACCGCCGGCAAACATGTTGATGTCTCTATCAGCATGCATGTTGATGTCACCTTGAGTGCGTATGTTTACACTGTTGGTTGAGAACACATCTATCGTGCCTTCTTTGCCAAACTCCAACCACGTTTGTCCGTTGGCATGTGTAATATAAAAGAAGTCACCACTGTCATTCATTGTGATCTGATGACCTTTGGGTGTGCGTAATCTAAGCAATGCATTGTTGCCGTCTAAATCTCCATCATCCATTACCAGCGTGTGTCCGCCCATGCGACCAATTACTTGGGCCTGATCAGGTCTGAGTTCATTGTTTTGAATCTTTTTTCTAATGTCATTGGGTTTCATGCCACCTTGATATACAGGTATACCCGGAGTACTGATGCCAAAAACTGTACTGGGAGTTTCTCTCTGACTGCTAGATCTTATGGGTCCACGTTCTATGTCGTTGTTGAGTCCTTGTTGAAACATAACACCAGCCACTACTGCATGCACAGGTTTGTCAGTGTCAAAAAATCTGCCAGAGTTGACCAAAGAATAATTGTTGGTATTGAGTTCTGTGACTGGTAACAGTTTGTCGTCGGTAAAGTATGCTTCTTGATTTTTGTTGGCAATCACTTTGTTTGTACTGCCGCCAATGGCCGGTACCATATGACCTATGCCGTCACTGGGAACTACTCCGATATAATATCCCAGTTGTCGATCACCGTTGGCAAACACACACAACACCGTAATACCAATGTCAGGCGGGGTAAACCACATGCCATATGAATTTTGATTTCCCGGGTAAGAACCAAAGTCATTGTTGGGTGTGTTACCTACTGGTGTGTATCCATAAAATCCCGGCAGATACCGCACAGTGGTCCACTTGGTTGAGTCCTCGGGATCACCACTGGCAAATGTTTCAATGTAAACTTGCAATCGTCCACTGCGAGTTGGATCCACATTGTTTTTGACTATGCCCACAAACGGTCCAAATTCCGTAGGTACACCGCCACGATCTAATTTGTAATTGGTTGGCCTACCTGTGCTGCGTTGGATATCTTCTGACAAAATTGCTCCTTATGCTTCTCTAACTATGGTTTGTGTGCGACCTGCGTTGGCAAACGGGTTGGTATTTAATGGCTCTGGAGAATTGGCACTAAATGTAATGGGCTCAACTCCTGAACCTGTGGAAGCCCTTGGGTATGCTGATGGTCCTATGTTATAGGTGCCATTCTGCGGCGACGGTGGCACTGTGGACGACCCAGTACCAGCCAACTGTGTTTGGGCCGCTGGAATTGTACCAGTGTTTGTAAATGCTGCCGAAGTTCTTATGTTGTTGTATAGACTGTTATTGAAATTTGTTGCTGCTGTTGTCTCTGCTGTGGCAGGTGCCGCAGTTGGCGAATGTGCATTTTGTCTGGCTGATTGAGCAGTGTTGGCTTCGCCAACAGCGCTGGTGTTATTTGATGCTACCTTGCCCACAGTGTTTGTACCGTCAGGTTTGGGAAACATGTACAATGCGCCTTCAATGATTTGTTCAAATTTTCCCTGTCTGAA